ATCGGCAAAGAAATCAAAAAAGTCAAAGAGAACCACTAGAAAATCAAGAAAACATTAAGTACACACTAATGTACCAAATATTTAAAACAAGAAAGAAAACATATTATATAAAAAATCCCATCGATTATCATTCTCTTCCTCCGAAGTATCAACTTCTTCTAAATTATTATCGACCTCCTCCTTGTCTTCATATCCATATGTATTTTCCGTGTCTCTTTCTCTACTTTCCACAAAGTCAACTCTACTACCACCCCTACTTCTTCTTTTAGCATTCACATTTTTCATAGTCTTTGCTTTTCTTGCACGCGTAAAAGTAGAAACAGCCATTCGGTTATTTTTTGTTTTGCCCATCTAATATAAGTATAACCTATTATAATTATATTAAGTATAAAAATTGAGAACATTAAACTATTACTATTAAAACAAATAAAGCAATAAACATAAAATAATAAAAATAAAATAACAAAAAATAAACTAAAAGAATGAGTCTAGACGAGAACCTCTTTATAAACAAAGAAGATAATAACGTATATATCCATATAAAAGACACCACTAAATTACCAGTGCCAAACTACTTGTATAAGAATGAATATATAACAACGGAAACAAAACAAAATATATATGAATACTTGACAAATATGACACCTTTTGAACAAAAAGCATACTTAATTGCATTCAGTCATCTTGATTCCTCTTTTCATATAACAAAAAGCAACGGATACAAAGAGTGGCTAGAAAAAAAGAAAAAATAATATAATAATCCAAACTATAATCCAAATTAAAAATTACTTGGACGATGCCATCATTTTTTTATACTCCGCAAAACTCATTGTATAGTTTTTATCAACCACAGTACGGTCAACCTTTTTCAACATAGAAAAATTAGCAAACTTACCGAGACAAGTATAAACATTCGCCTTTTCTTTCAATAATATCTTCTCGTTTTCTTCCACAGAAACCTTTGAAGTATTTACAACCGCACTAGCCCCCCCACCACTGGTCTTATCTTTCGCACCTCCTCCTCCTCCAGCTCCCCCTCCACCAACAACATCACTAATTTTACTACTATCTTTATTATACGACTTGAACTTGGCAAAGACATTTGGTTTAGACTTGACAGGGTCTACTATCTCTTTGGCCTTTTCTTCATTTTCATCCATTTCAAATGTTACTTTCTTTTCCTTTTTTTCTTTTGTCCCACCGTTTGAACCATTCACAATATACTCTTTGATTTCTTTTTCCATATCAACATAAAGTTCACAACAATCATAGGTAAGAACATATTTTCTTGCAACTGTGTCTAAAATTCTGTATGGAATAATATTATCCGTATAATACTCGAATGAGTTACGGTCTTTATTATAATACATAATTACATTTCCCATGGGTGTCTTTTCAAAAACAAAGTTATTTTTCAACTGCTCATAGTCTTTCTCTTCTTCACCTTTCTCTTTCTTATCCTCCTCTTTGTTTTTATCCTCATCTTTTTTATCACTTTGTTTGTCACTCTGTTTAGCCCTCACTTCTTCCAAGTAAAACTTTGGATACTTTGTAATATCATCTCTATCCCTCTTTTTAGAACCGATATAAAACCCCGAATCCAAACTTTTTTCCTCTTCCTCATCCTCTTCTTTATCCCCACCAAATCCACCAAAAATCTCAATCAAATCACGAGCAACCTCGTTCTTTTTCAAAAAAGTCAAGAATAATGAAAAGTTACATAGAAACACCTCACTCTTCGTCCTGAAAATATCTACTCCCCTTCTCACAAAACTAAAAAAAATAGATAAAAACGATGTAACCGAACCCAATCTTCCTCTAAAATCCAAATTATGAACTGTCATTGCTGTTTTATATGAATATGATATGTAATATATATTATACTTTTTTATCTTTATACCTTTTTTATCTTTATACCTTTTATAAACAAACATTATATCTCTTTCTTTATTTCCTTGATACGAATATCCACTAGTTCTTTCATCTCTTCCTCCAAGAAAGGAACCTCCAAAATCTCATAAGAACCAAAAGAATCATCTGGATGTAACTTGACAAGATATAATCCATCTACTCTTTTCCCATATTTCGTTTCCAAAATATACTTATACATATTCAACTGGATAGCATAGTGCCAAAAGTTTGTATCTGGTAAATGGGATATACAATAAGTAGTTGCATACTTGTTCCAACTATTCGTCTTGGTAATATTCGCACACCTTTTCCAGTCATAAATCGTCAGTGAACCGTCTTCATTTTCATAAATCATATCAATAGAACCAGATATCTTCAAGTCCTCATCATATACACGCCATTCAGTGCGATATGGTTTGAGTCCAGGAATATCTTGAATATATTTTATAAAATAGTCCCACTCTTTACAAAGCTCAAGCGAATCTTTTGGTTTTAAATAAGTTGACGGATTATTATCATTCGTGTTAAGAATATAGTCCTCATATAAATCTTTATGTGTATATCCTTTTTCTTTTTTAATACGGTCATTATTCATAAAACATTCAATAAAGTAATGAAGATGAGTTCCTTGTTGTGCCTTTCCATCGCGGTTTGTATCCCATAAAGCAAGAATTTCTTCTCTTGTCATATTCCAATATTTATGTCCCTCTTTATAGTTACGACTTGCTAACATCGAGTTTATTATTTTATTCGCATCAAACTTTGGAAAATGCGAATGTATCCAAGTAGTAACGGAGGTATATTTGGAGTCAGGGTCTACAGTAATAGTATATTTATGGGTCGGTTCATCGAATAAAATATGTGCGTCTCTTTCATTCGCATTTTTAACCGATAAGACTTCTTTCAAAATAGGAAAGTCGCAAGTTTGTGTTTGTGTTTGTGTTTGTTCCATAATAATTTTACAGCAATAAACAATTTTACAATTTTCAACTTTATATTTTTAACTTTATATTTTCAAATTATAATTCAATATATCAATATTAGTATAGTTATAAGCAATATATAATACATTATAACCATATCAATTTTATAAAGATAAACATAAACCTTTATCCTTCTAACTTCTCAACGCGGTTTGTCAAATTATCAATACACTTTGTTAATCTATCAATACTGTTTAACAACTCTTTGTTTTTTTCTGTGAGTTCTTGAACGGAGTTTACAAGAACAGGAATTAACTGGTTTGTGGAAACAAGTAAACCTTTTTCAGAGTTGAGAACAAGACTAGGAACTATAGTATTCATATCTACTTGTAACTTTATCAAATCCTGAGCGATAAATCCAATATTCTTTTCATTATTTTGCCTATATTCAAATGTTACTGGCTTCAAGTTATTTATAAAGTCGAGGCCTATTTTGGTTGGTTGTATATTCTTTTTCATATTATAGTCACTTGTCGTCGCAAATGTTTGAGATGTGGTAGTTCCACTACAGTATATAGAAGTAGCAGTAAACCCGCCAGTTTGTATAGTATTCGCTGTGAACCCAGCATAAACAGCAATAGGATATGTTGTAGAGTACATAACAGAGTTATAAGAAAATGGAGTTCCACCTGTATACCCAGTAACACCTTGTAACCCTTGTGGTCCTTGAATACCTTGAGGTCCTTGAATACCTTGTGGCCCTTGATTACCTTGAGGTCCAGTATACCCAGTCAAGCCTCGAGGCCCTGTATAACCTGTTAACCCTTGAGGTCCAGTATAACCAGTAGCACCTTGTGGTCCAATGTTACCTGGTTGACCGTCATTTCCTTGATAACCACGAGGACCTTGTTGTCCAGTATATCCAGTAGCACCTTGTGGACCGGTATATCCAGTAGCACCTTGTGGCCCAGTATAACTATTACCATCAGAACCAGTAGGACCTTGTGGACCAGCAGGACCTTGAACAGCTCCAGTAAGTAACCAAGGTCCAGTTGCACCACTTAACCCTGTAGCTGGATTACTTTGTGTAGCAGTCGCACCACTAATACCAGAAATAGAAACCCATAAACCAGCATCAGGTCCTGTTCCAGTGACAATATAAGAAGCACCTCCAGAAATACCATATGGTAATTTATAAACATCATCCACCGACCCTTGAATAGAAATAGTACCTATAGATACACCACCAACAGTAGTTCCTACAGGTAAATCTATATTTGTTTGTCCAGAAGGAATAGAAATTGTTTTATATGTTGTTGGTGTATTATTCGAACAAACAACCAAATTTTGGGATATTACATTATTCCAGGCACTCCCTTGAACACCAAGGTTATAAGTAATATTTTTTTGAGGTATAATATTATTTCCAAGTAGAATACCGGTATTTCCTCCTGGATAATATAAAAAGTCACTTGTTCCAGTAATACCGTTAGTTAAACTTTTATACAAGACACTATTATTTTTTGCGCTTATTATTTTCAAGGTATCAGTACTCAACCCTCCAGATACACTAACACCTCCATTCCCAGTAATTCCATTACTTACAACAAGTGTATTCAACGACAAGTTAGTTTGTGGGACAAGTCCTTTTGCGGAAGTCAAAAAAGTTCCATCAGAAAAGTTTAAAATACCTATGTTGGTTCTTGAAACTCCTGTAATACCAATAGAAATTCCAGATAAACCAGCAAAATAAACAGTTTCTGTATTTGTCCCTAGAACAATTTGGTTTGAACCACTTACAACTGCGTTTGCACCAATAGCCGTAGACTGAACATTTTGTGATAAGTTTAAAGGTCCAGAGTTATAACCAATATATGTATTCAAGTTACCTTGTTCATAATACCCAGAATCATAACCCATAACTGTGTTACCTAAATTAAGGTATAACGTATATATATCACCACCATTACTGAGAGAATTTTGTACAGAACCGTTGGAAGAAAAACAAACATAATTCAAATATGTTCCAGAATATATGCCAAGTGTTGTGAAACTTTGTAACCATGTAGTTCCATAGTCAAATGAAAAGAATGAATATCCATTGGAAGTATTATTTGGGTCATATCCTACTGCTGTTTGAATAGACCCGTCATTAGATACACAAACAGATTTCCAATAAAACGATGGTGCACTAGAAGAAGTCCAGTTAACACCATAGTTACTAGAAGTCCAAATAATGCCATCATTAATAGTAACGGTTTGGTACTGCCCACTACTTGAAATAGAAACAGAGTTGAAACTCCAACTAGTTGGGTTATAGATACTTAAAGTACCTGTATCTATCCATGTTGAACCATAGTTACTTGAAATCCAAATATTTCCTCCATTTACAATAGCCGTTTGATACTGTCCAGACTGTGATACGGAAACTCCGCTCCAATTATAATTTCCTGGTGAGTTAGAAGGTGACCATGTTACTCCATAATTACTAGATGTGAAAATCGCATTATTAGAAGAAACGGCTGTTTGATACATACCATTTCCAGAAACAGAGATAGATGTCCATCCGTAGTATACATAACTTGGATACTGAGCCCATGACTTACCATAGTTATTAGAAATCCATAAACCGCCGTTATTTATAGCAAGACACTGGTACAACCCATCATAAGACATACTCAAACTACATAATGATATGGTGAATCCCACATTCAAAACATTTTGCCAGGTTGAACCATAGTTATTTGATATATAGATTGTACCTTGATTATCAATTGCAGTCTGGAATACTCTATTATTGGAGTTCACAGTAAAACCTATAAGTGGTGCATTGAAAGTATTATTACCATGTCCTGCTTGATAAGAGTTTATATTTATATCCAATTGAAAAGGGACAACACTATTGAGTATTCCACTACCTAAACCTACATTATAAAATCCACTTGCGGTACAACCAATCAAAGTATTCAACTTATGGTAATTTGTGGAAATATCAGTGATAGATATGTAGTTTGACTGAATATTTACCAAGCCATTTATCTTAGCTCCATTTTGAACAATCAAACTATCTGTATTCAGTCCACCTGAAACATTTTCCCCTCCTGTAATAGTAACACCTCCAGATATGTATGCACCATTTCTTCCAGTCAAACCATTATAATAAATAATACCCCCTTGTCCTGTGATTAATCCAGAAGCATTGAGCGTGTCTGTATAAACTCCACCAGATACAAAAGCACCTGAACTACCAGTCATTCCTCCATAGTAAACAATACCAGCATGAGCAGTCACTAGTCCAGAAGCGTCTAATGTATCTGTGTAGACTCCACCAGACACAAAAGCACCTGAACTTCCAGTCATTCCTCCATAGTAGACAATACCAGCATGAGCGGTTACTAGTCCAGAAGCGTCTAATGTATCCGTGTAAATTCCACCAGATATGAAAGCACCTGAACTACCCGTCATTCCTCCATAGTAGACAATACCAGCATGAGCGGTTACTAGTCCAGAAGCGTCTAATGTATCCGTATAAATTCCACCGGATATAAAAGCACCGGATTTACCAGTCATTCCTCCATAGTAGATAATTCCGCCAAGCCCAGTAATGAGACCAGTAGAAGTTAATTTATCTGTAATGATGCCATTTTTTGCGGTTAAACCTGCATTAGAGTAGATTCCTCCATTTGCTATGAGTTCGCCTTCTATAGTTTCACTTCCTGTTATAACAGTGTTACCACAAACATCCAAGTTGTTCACATTTATAATATTATTATGAGACATGTCAACTTCACTTCCAAAAACTGTTCGAGTATTCACAATACCTATTTCGTATGTAGATGTAATAATATCACTGTTAGAAACATTACTTCGTATAATATTGTTTGTTGAAGAAAAGTTTCTACCTCCATATTTTCTAAATGACATTATGTAATATATAATATAGTTATATACTTATCTGTAAGGCAATATTTATATATAAATATCTTAAATAGATAAAAGGAAACAGATAAAAATGGAAAAGTTATTTTTTTTCCAAAATAACAAATATTAGGCAATAGTAATGGGTTATATTATCGAAGTTTCGTTTAACATTTTAAGACATAATAAGGTAACAAAAATGACAGATGACCTTAAAAATATCGCACTGGAACATTGTTGTAGCGATATTCATGATTTTAGTGAGATGGAAAATGAAACTAGATATACAAGAAAAATAAACCACATCATAGTAAGTATAAGTTTTGATAGTAATATTAATAATATAAGTAATATCAGTAATATAAGTAATATTTTAGATTTTATCCAAAAGATAAAAAACAAGAGGGAATATCATATAGAGTGTATATACACAGACGATATACAGTGTAGTCTTATATATGCTTCTGCACACTATTTAACAATGATGGAAAAACAGTATGCCAAAGAATATATAAGTAGTAGTAAAAAGGGTGTTGAAAAAAACAATAAAAACAACAACACAAGTAAACCAAATAGCAATAGCAATAATAATAATTTGAAAAGAGAACGAAGTTATTCAGAAGACGATATACAAATACGTAAGTTAGTTGGTATAAAAGAGTAAGGAATATGCTAGCTATCCTCCTACCCTAATTACAACCTAAAAGCAAAGCAAAGCTCGTTTTTTTATTTTATGACATACGTTGTTTTTATGACATTCGTTGTTTTATGACCCGCGTTTAACAGTTTTTTTTATTGATTTTACAGACTTTGATGATTTCATTTTTGAACCCCTTGTTTTTTTCGTGTAGCCCCTTTTTTTCGAACCACTTGCTTTTCTTCTACTCCTTAAGCCCCTACTTTTCGTTCCCGTTCCACTTACAGATATTTGCATAACAGGAAACTGACGGTTTAGTGGTTTACTTTTTGCAGCAGCTGCATCTAAATGTCCATTCAAAATAGATGAAAAGTCGTGGGTCAACCTTTTATGTAACATTTCATCAATACTTGGACGGTTTCTTATCAGTTGTATAACTTCATCATTATTGAGTGATAGGCTGACATCTCTTTGTTTATTATTTTTACGCATATGTAAAGATACTTTTGCTTTATTACCGTCATAGGTTTGGTCCATACTGACTTCTTCTATGATTGGTTTTTTATTTGGTATTTTTATCATTTTTTGAAACTCTTTATGAACAATATAACTCATCCTGTATTATTTCTTATTATAACAAGATAATAAAATAATAAGAAATAAGAAAAATATATAGTTATCTACTTATAAACCTACTTATAACCTATTCAACAACTTATAACCTATTCAACAATGTACCATTTACATATATATTAATTTTACCCTTGTCATTTTCTGTGAAATAAAAGTTGAACATACTTGCCTCTCCTTCAGACGAATAATAAAAATCCTTATGGCTATAAGCAGACAGAACACCTATACTAATATCTTTTTTTTTAACTATATCCTTCTTTTTATCTAATAGAAACCTATGTTTATTTATTCCATACCATAATTTTGGAATAATAACAGTATCTAGTCCATCATGAAATAAAGGTAATTTATTGGACATATATTTACCACTATACAAGTTGGATTTTCCTAGTATTTTATAAAAAAAACAAATAGAATGCATTTCTTATACTAACTTTATAATATTGACCTTTTATGGATATGTGTTCCAATATTTATATTATTTTATATATTCATAATATAAATGGAACTAGTTATAGATAGCGATTATAATAGCGATTATAGTGAAACAAAAAACCCCTTATTGAATACGACGACAAATAAACCTATTCCACCAAAGAAAAAGAATAGAATCACTTATGAACAGATTCTTAACTCGATGAATATGAAAGTTATCGACGGTAAACTAGTAATGGTTCCACCTAGCGATAACGATGGTTCAAATCCAACAGGTTTAAAAAGAGACAATAGATGGAATAAAAAAGTAAATACAACTATTCCTGAACAGATACAAACACAACAATACTACCGACAAGCGGAAGAGCCACAAGAACAACCTAAACAATCGATGACACCTGAACAAATCAAACAAATGTTATGGGCAAATGAAATGAAACGAAGACAAGAAATAAACCGTATTAGAGAGGTAAAATCAACTAAACTTTTTTTTTCAAATCCAAACGAGACAGCAAGAGGGAATATTATCTATAATAACCAAAGTCGTATCGGTTACAATATGTTTAAACTAAATAGGTAATAGGTAATAGGCAAATAAAAAGCTAGTAACTTACTCCTCTTTTTCTTTTTCCTCTTCTAATAAACTTTTTATAAGTTCAACATTTTTTTTGATATTATCCAAGTCAGTATTTAATCCCATGTTAGAGTGTATTATCATATCATGTATGTTTTTCGTATGAATACCTTGTACAGTTGAATGTTTCACTTCATTACTCATATTTTTCAGTTGTAAAAACAAACACATTGTAGAAGTACATAAACTAGCAACAGGAACATATGGCATAACTTTACTTATCATATTTTTAACTTACTATATCAAATAATATTTATACTATTTATATTTTATACTATTTCTATTCAATTTTATAAACTTTATATTATAACATATCATATCGATATTATAATATATTTAAACCATATCATTTGTAGAACTTTCATTTGTAGAAGATACTACATCACTTTGGTCTTGCTCCTGTTGTCCGTCAGAAGAGTCTTTGTCTGGTTGAACATTCATCTTTTGAATACTTGTTTTTATTGTGTTTTTCAAGTTTTTGAATAAATTATCTCTGTTTTTGGAAGAGGCAGACGAAATAGCCTTACTTGGTGGACTAGGTAAGTTAAAGTCTCGATTATCCTCATATGTAGTATCACTAGACGAATCCTTGTCGTATTTATCAACATTCGCATAATTCATTGCTATGCCTAAGTTGGAACCTATATTAGGAATGGTTTCTGTGTTAACTACTGTATTTTCTTGAACACCTGATAAAATACTACCTAATGTTTTTTTCCCTCTTACAGGAAGAGGTGCTAAACTATCTGTTATTTTTTGATTGATTACATTCGAACTTTCAATAAGTTTTTCATAGATAGCAAACTTTTCATCCAAAAATGCAATACCATCTAGATGTCTGTTTGCGCGTTCTAAACAAAGAACCTTATATATATCAATACCTAGTAAGTAATACTCTTTGCTTTTCAATAGTTCATTTTCCATCTGTGTTTGGATAGCCAAGAAGAGTTCAATCGAACCAATTATACCACAAGTTAAACTAATCAGAGATGTTGCTGCAGAAATAACACCTTGTTCAAGATAAGGTTGTAACCCGACAGACATTACAGAGTTCAAACCAGATAAAATAATGATTGGTATTCTAAAATAACGCAACACTCCTTTTAAATATAAATATCTGTTTTTATGTTTCGAACTCATAGTAACACAGTTACATCTTATATTTTCAAGTATATTTTCAATATCAGGAGTCCAAATAAATTCTACTGTCATTATTACCGTTTATATATATACAACATAATTTTATATAACAATAAATAAAATTACATTGATATATGAATACGCAGATGTAATCATAACATATTATATCCACATCCATATCCATATTATATCCATATTATATATCATATACAGTTTGTAAGGTAATACAAAAACTAAAGTCTGAACCATTCAAGTTGATAACACGACCGTACTCATCAAGTAACTGTATATTTAGTCTTTGAATATCAACAGGCCCAAAGTATTCTCGTGGTGTAGTAACCAAGTTATAATCGTTTTCTTGTAAAACAGAAAACTGCCCACTTTTCAAAGATATTCTAGCCAACACATTTTTATTCAACATAGAAGAATTGAACGCACTATAAAAATTATTACTTACACTATTATTAAAATCATCAACACATAAAAAAAGATACTTAGGACCAAACAAGTCTAATACACCTTCCGATACATAGTAACTGTTATTGATATATAAACCATTTCGAAACCCAAGCAACCAACCAAATTTCAATGGAAGAGGTGTAGAACGGTCATCAGAACCAGTGGAAGTAGTCTGAAAGTTTAAAACTACTGGGAAAGGAGGATTTGTTTTAAGATAAGTAGGATTTATTCCGACTATTGTTCTTCCTGTTCCAGAACCATTATTATAGTCGAGTGAAAAGGAAATATATTTAAAGAAACTATCCAAGTTTGTAAGTTCAGCATTAATAAGTCCAATCAACCCATCTGACGTATAACAACCATCAGGAATAACTATAATAGCAGTTTTTGTGTTTGCAGTAATTGAAAAAAAATAGTTATCATAGTTTCTAGAAACAGTATAAAAAGTGTTTGGTAACTCGATAGATGATAAGTTCATTTGTGTAATTTTATTTATTTTCATAGGAAGATTTATATTGAAATTGGTAGATAGAGAACCATAATAGTTATCTCTAAACCTAGAGTCTATATTTAAATTTGTATTAATAACCTTTTTTCTAAGAGGATTCATTATTCCAGTAATAGTAGTTGTTGGAAATGCGTCAATATAAGGCTGTGTTAACCTTTCCTGTAACATATGGTTTTGAGTCGATGAGTTTTCCAAATTAGTGTAAACAGGTTCTTCATTTTTGTGTGTTACGTCATTCGTATCTTCAAATGGTAAAGAAGAGTAAAGTTTTTGTTTAGAAACATATTCTTCGTGTTCTGTTATACGACTATTCAATAATTCATAATTTATAGCAGTTTCTTCTACCTTGTTTTCATTGATATTTTGTTTTACATAATATTCGTTTGTTTTATAAAAATTAGATGAAGATGAAAATGGCGACTGTGACAGTTGATTCATTATATTATAATTGTTCATAATATAAATATATTTATTTATTATACATAATATAACTAAAAAAG